AAGCGAGCGCCTTGTAGCCAGCAGCTACGACGTTACGTGTCGGCGTACCGAGACGGTACTTTGAAACGTTCTTGTGCTCGTTCAGGTAGATGGGATATCCGCGCTGACGAAGATTCGTGATGAGAGCAGTCGGATTAGCGACTCCATATCGTGATGAGATCTGCTTTGCAGTAAGGCGCTCGCCGTTCTCAAAAGCCTCGATGACGCGCTGTGTGCTAGATGTTTTCATTTACTTTTCTCCATTACAAAAAGGCAATATGCCACTATTACACTATACACCAGTTGAAAGAATATGTCAACTGCTATTTTATGGTGGGTGAGGTTGGATTCGAACCAACAGTGTTTACCACATAGGGACCGGATTTACAGTCCGGAGATGCACACACCGTAGCATCAACTCACCCGAAATTCGTTGCTGGTTACTCCTTCCAGCGTCAGACTCTCGTGCTGACAGATTTAGGACTGAGGGATACGTTCGTACCCAGAGGAACTCCAGTTGTCCTCTAACTATATCCTCCTCAAGCTGTACGAACGAGTGAGAAGGTGATATACAGGCTTCCACCCCTGCAATATTGGCGGAGGTACAAGGAATCGAACCATCAACCTCGCGGTGGCGCGGTTTTCAAGACCGCTTGAGCACCTTGCTCGCATACCTCCAATATCTGGCATTTGTTTTGTTAGACCGGCAGGAGGCCCGTCTGCATTCCTACCATCTCCGTAGGTGCTTCACCAGCAGTGCCAAACTGCTACAATTAGTTATCTGGCTACTAGAAAGACTGGCATCCCTCGTTCGTATTCCTGCCAGGGAATACAGATATCAGCACCTAGCCAATACCGTCCAAAGCTTGATTGGTGGGACATGATTTATGAGCTTTATTGATTAGCTCAAAGGTATCCCTGACCTCTGATGGGCTTTTGACAGCGCCAATTCTTTTATCTCTTCAAAGATACTACATAGAATCGAATTTCGGAGTCGGGTGCTTCCCTTCCTTAGCCATTGATCGGGTTGTATTAGGATGGCAAGATGGCCCTATCATCCATTAGAGCATGCGTCCATGCACGGTACCCCGTGTAGTATCCATGAAGAGACAACTCTCGTTGTCCTTCTAACCTGCTGGAAACCACCTATTCAGCCGTTCGGCTCAAGTACCAGTCAGGAGCCACTCTTATACACAAGGAGTGACGGCTTGTTATATTCTTATATTACATTATCTAGAACTATATGTCAACTAAAAAATTAAAGGGCGGGAACTTTTTTTGCTCCCGCCCTAACCAGATCTAAAATTTTAGACTTAGGTTAGGCGGTACTTCCCCACTTCGATTCGCGTACGAAGCATGGGAGAGCTGTTACGGCGATATTACCGTACATGCTATCTTTGCTCGTATACTGATGGTTCATAGAAGTGGTTCCGTAAGTGTTATCCATAATTTTATTTATACAACGTCTCTCGATAAATGTCAAATCTTTTTTATCCCGAGCACATAATTTTCAGCGGCGTCCTCATGATATATTTCGCTGTGCTCGCCATAAGATTCAACCTGAACTAGTTCGTTGAACCTATAGAAGAAGACAGACCAGTTGCCGTCTTCTTTCTGAACTACTTCTGCTTTTAGAGCTCCGTCTGTAGATTCAAACGTAGTAATAGTCTTCTTGGTCTTGATCATAGTATGTCTACCACCCTCCCGTTAGAGTCTACGGCGCGGACTCTAAACTCCGGAAGCTTATCTTTAAGAGAGTTCATCTCTTGTAAGATACGCTGTGAGTCGTTCAGCGTGGTGTGATACGTGCGCCATACACCTGAGGTGTCTTGTGCTTGAATGTGAACCGTATCCATCATCCCCTCCGAGTCTTAGAGCCGACCATCTTCATATCAGTCTCCGGCGTTGCGTACTGGAGACCACCTTTATTATATAGGGGCATCACGCGACTAGCCTTGTCGAGGATCTCCTTGCGGACCTTCTCGGTCTCGTTGTGGAGATTAGCCATGATGCCGCGCTTGAAGCCGTTGCCGATGCCGTTGGAGAGCTCGTACTTAGACTCTACCTTAAGGTCGGGAAGGTCCATCTTCTGCTTACCCTTGAAGGCTCGCTGGAGATCGCGCTGGTTAGGATGAAGGCCGCGGGCCAGAAGCCACTTCTCGTGCTCGGCAGTAGCCGCGGCCAGACGCTTGTTCTTGGACGGCTTTGACTTACGACCAGAGCGGGTCGTAGTAAAGTATACCGGTGCTAGGTGCATGCTCATTATAACCAATCCTCCATTTTGTATATAATATCATGGACTGGAATAAATGTCAACTATTATTTTTGCAGCTGCTCTCTGACGACTTCTACTATGACCAGCCTGAGGGCTTCTTTGACGTCGGCACGGGCTGGAAGATACTGTTCTCTGTAGATCTTCTCTCTATACCGATAGTTCGAATACTTCTCTTCTTCCCACATATCGTCCTGAGCGTCTATCATCTTCTCTAGACTGTTAAGGAGTTCGTCAATTTGGTCGTTCATCTGCTTCGACCTCGGTGTTATCTTCAAAGTCATCGACTATTACGTACTTAGCTTCTACGTCGATCTCACGATATGCTTCAAGGATCTTCCTGACCTCGATGAGCCTGTTAGAGATGCCTCGAATAGTCTTCTGAGTGACTGCGTCGTTAGACCCATCTTCTAGGTCGCTGAGAGCGGCGTCTAGGTTGGAGTCGGCGCTGTAGTCGATGTGGTACTTTGTACCGTCGGGCATCACGTGTATAGCGAGTGGGGGGAATAAGATCTCGATGATCTTTTTAAGTCTTACGTCTTCTGGCACGTAAGGTTTCTTTTTGAATAGATTAAACATAATATAGACCTCATTTATTAGACTTTCTTCCTACCGATGTTGTATTTAGCCACCAGCTCCCACTCATTCTTTTCCTTGAACGGAAGGATCTTGATCTGACTGAGAGGTGACCTTAGATCTTTTACGTCTTCAACGTCGGCTATCTTTATGAGCCCCCACTCTTCTAGTAGAAGAGCTATGGTGTTTCTACGACCCTTATCTTCGTCTGTAAAGTCCGTAGGCTTGCCATCGAGTGCAAATAATTCTTTGAAATGGACTATGTAGTATCTTCCCTGCTTGTGCAGGATATGACACGACTGATAGAGCTTCTTCTCTTTACGAGAGGCTACTCCAATCCTTGTGAGGGTTTCTTTGATCTTAAGGAAGTCTTCTTCCTCTTCTATCTTCACCTCTAATAATGACTCAACTAAATTCATAAAAGTACCCCGAACTTAAAATTCCTTTTATTTATGATTCGGAGATCCTTAACAACAGTCTATTCTACGTTGACTCTCTTCTTGATATAGCTTACTTGATCTTTAGTCAATATACTCAGAGCCTCTTCGGCGCGCCTGTGGCTGTAGCCGTAGTACTGCTGGATCGCCTTTACATCTTCGCTTTCTTTTTTCTTTGACCACTTTGAGAAGCGTTTAGACTTTCTAATAGACTTGAGAAGATAGTCATACTGCAGCTTATTGTCTAGGTTATGATTTATGTTCATCTCCTGGGCATAGAACAGTGTGTCCATGAAGTATGATAGACCGCGGTTGACCATGAAAGCCGTATACGACTTCTCCTCAACTTCGTTGTTGATAAGATTCTGCTTTGTCAGAGTAACTGACTTGATATAATCAAATGGTGACATTTATACAAACTCAAGCTCTAGCATCAACTCAGTAAGACAGGCCATCAAGTTGATCTCATGGTCGGCAGCAAACGCAGCCTGATACTGGTACTTACCGAGGGTCAACACCAAGACGGGAATAGAGATCGGCTTGACGTACTCGCTAGCCGTATCGTAGAACTTTCTAAATATGACGTTCTGCTCAACGTCGGAGTTCTCACCAACCCACTTACGAATGCTAGTGTACTCCTTAGACTTCATCATGCTGATGAGTGACTTGATAGACAAGTCTGCCATATCGGTCAAGATGCCGGTATCGATAGCGCCTGTCGCGGAATACCGTTGAAGCTCGTTGAGTACTCGACGCCAGTCAGGAAAGTGCTTTTGGATGACCTCGGCGACTACAGCCTTATCATACTTAACATTCTCTGTATCGAGAATAGTCGTCACTCGCTTGAAGAACTGAGATGCGAGCTTAGCCATATCTGACTTGTTGATCTTAAAGTCTATAACGGAACAACGAGAGTGAAGTGGTTCGATGATTCTGTTTTTGAAATTACATGTGAGAATGAAGCCACAGTTCCGTGAGAACTCTTCCATGAAGTTTCTGAGCGCAGGCTGGGTGGAGTTAGCGTTAAGGTAATCGGCTTCGTCCAAAATGACATACTTACGTCCTCCACTAAATGATACACTTGAGGCGAAGTTGAGGATGTCGTTTCTAAGGGTATCAATGTTGCCATTCATAGATCCATTTATAATGATGTAGTCACAACCGAGCTCTTCAAGCATGGCTCGAGCTACTGTAGTCTTACCAACGCCGGCAGAACCAGACAGAATTAAGTTTGGAATATTCTTCTGATCAACAAACTGTTGAAATACAGACTTCAACTCCGTAGGCAATACAGTATCAGCAATGGTCTTAGGGCGATACTTTTCTACCCATAGAAAATCTTCGTTCATCACATACTCCATTATATAACAAGGCCGGTAAGACTATTATATCTTACCGGCCTGTTAATGTCAACCAAATGTTGAGTGAGACTCAACAGCAACGAAGTACTCAGTCTCGTCGTTGAAGAACCGAGAGATGCCGCGCGAGCTGATCTGTACAGTGTACTCACCCGGTAGGATCTTAATGTTCTCTGACTTGAAGAACACTTTGAACTTCTTGTCAGTCTCTCCTACTCGAAGACTGTAGAAGTCGCCGCCCTGAAGCTTTGAGTCGATGGCGGCGATGAAGATCTCTGCACCGTCACCGCCGATCGCGATCTCAGGTAGACCGAGGACGCCGAGTGCCTTCTCGACGTCACGGATCTGATCTGTGCTGATCTTGAACTCTACTTCTACGCTTGGAAGTTCCAGCTTCTTTTCTGGAGGAGTCTTAATATTTACTTCATCTGCGTATGTATAGTTCAAGCTGCGACTTGTGCCATCTGAGATCTTGACTCGATTATCTTCGAAGGTCAACTCTGGGTCGTTGAACAGTGAGATAGTGCTAAGAAACCTTCCAAGATTATAGATGGCAAAACGACGAGGGAATTTAGTTGGAACCTTAGCCTTCGCCATGATAGTCTTGGTAGGAGAGATGGTAGTAAGTTCATCACCTTCCTTGAATAGGATAGACGGGTTGATACTCGCAAAGCTCTTGAGTACGGTAATCGTCTTTTGATCAAGTTTCATAATATATAGTTCTCCTTCACTTCTTCTTTTTAAGAGCCGCTGGATCAGCCGTAGCAGAAGCGCCGATAGACGCCAAGTCAGCTAGTGACCCACCAAAGATATACGTGCCGACATGCTGCATCTTCATCCATGGGCAGAACCATGTACGGAGTCCAATGTCCTGAGCCTTCTGGCAGAACCAATAGTCCTCAGAGAGATAGCGTTCTGATTTTTCATCTACTTCAGCTTGGAAGTACATCATGATCTTTCTTGAACCATCAAAGTGTTCTGTACGAACATGATCTGGCTTGTACTGATACTGAGGATATGAATCTGCAAATTTCTGAAGTGCAGACTTATGAATCATCATGAATCCAGTACCGATCTCAAGGACCTCAACCGGCTCATTGATCGAGATAGACTGCTGTCCACCCTTTGGATTAAAGACGTAGTCACCGACGAAGCGATCGAGAACGTTTGGATCCTCATCAGCGATACCTTTGTCTACTGCCAGCTTGATCTTTTCCCAGCTGATGCACTTCTTTGGATATGGTCCACCGATGATCTGGTACTTTTCAGGTTCTTGAGCCTGTAGTGCCATAAGTGCTAAAACATCCTGCGGGTTGAAACCAATGTCGGCGTCGATGAACATAAGGTGTTGAGCGTCTGAGCGCATGAACTCATCTACGCAGTAGTTACGAGCACGAGTAATGAGCGACTCATTGAAGAGGTAGTAGAATTGAAGTGGGATGCCATAGCTCGTGCAGAGAGCAGATAAGTCAGCTGTAGACTTAGCAAACATACCAGCACACATGCCACCATACATCGGCGTAGCGATGAACAGTTTATTCTCCCTTAACTTCTCAATAGGTACATTAATTTCCATTATTTAGACTCCTTATTAAATTCATTGTCATGAACGTGTAGCTGCATCATTGCGTAGTGGATGACCTTCATCATGTCTTTTCTCCAGTCTTCAGGTGCACCCTTACGACCGTACCTCTGCGCATACTTGAGGACATTACCGACGCAGAAACCAGTGCCATGTCCAGAGTCCATGATAAACTCCGTGGCCTGAAACTTATTCTTAGAATAGTGCTCGCCGTATGTATTATTAATATAACACATAAGCTCGTTTAAGTACACATCTTCTTTGTACTTATAGTCAATTTTTTTCACCGCTTTACCATTCTCAAGCTTCATCTTTGTAGTATTATCAGTATCTTCCATTCTACAACCAAACCTCACAAAAGACATTAGAAAAATCCTTCAAGTGTAGTAGCTCTAGATCCAGGTGTCTCGACGCGATGGTCGAAGTTGTACTGGAAAGTATATGTCGAGTCTAGCATCTCACGATTACCGTTTAGGTACTCAAGGACTTCAGTAGCCATGTCAGTAGCGGTCTGTACTGGTACGTTCTGGCAGATGTGATTGGTGCTCTTCTCGGGATCAAGCAACTCAAAGTTGTCGGGATGACCCATGATCGTCAGTGCTTCTCTCCATGTTATATATCGATCTTCTACGGGGTGTGTTAGGCATGTTGGATAGTGACCGACGAAGGCACCGATGTAGTCTTTTGGAACTACTGTTCCACGGCGCATGATCGATCCACCAGCAGCTAGCTTATCATACTTACGAAGACAGCTAGCAGACTCTCGCTCATAGCCGTTGGTCTTCATCCACTCAGCTACCTGCTTGTAGTCTCGTCCTGACTTCTCGATGTACGCGAAAGTATCATTGCCTCGCGCCCTACCTGGTTCAAGCTGAGCAGAAAAGTCTTTATGACTCATACCGCCGTTGATCTCTTCAAGGATATAGCGATAGTATGGGTCTTGGGATGGAGTCTTCTTGTTGATAGGATCCTGTAGGGTGTTACCCCTCGCGTCTAGAATAGTCTGCTCGATT